AAGAGGATCAGCGGGTGCATCAACGGCAGACACAGTGTTAGTATCCACAACACAAACTATATCAGGTGCAAAAACATTCTCGAATGCTGTTGTAATGATGCCAAACTTACCAACAAGTGATCCAGGAGTTGCAGGACAACTGTGGAGATCCGGTACAGATTTAAAAATTAGTATTGGTTAGACAATTAAGTCTAGTATAGTTTGTAACTTACCCTTTATACTTTTATTATTCAGTGTATTTTTAAGACCCATGTGCAAATTCTTGGGCCAACATTCAAACGCAGTCCAACAGTATCCCGAATGTTCATCATTCAGTTTAGGAATAAATTCCCCATCGATGGCTACTAGATATGTGTGAAAGAAAAACTTCTGATCGTTTGATGTAAACATTTCTAGAGGAATTACTTTTTTAAACTTGGGCAAGTCACCCACTTCTTCTGTGATCTCTCTTTTCAATCCTTCAAATGCTGACTCGGTATATTTTGCTTGTCCACCAACTAGCCCCCACATGCCTTGTGTTTTTTTATCAGTTCTTTGCAAGAATAAGAAACGTTTAGTGCTGGTTGAATAAAACAATGCACCAGAACATACTATATTTTTTTCCATGTATTATTATAACAATTATGGAGTAGTTGCGTCAAGGCTTGAATTGTATCCTGGATCTGCTCCACCGTCTAGTACTATACTCCATTTACCAGCGGCATATATTCCTTCATAAGACTTCTTCCATTCAGTTCCGTCCCATCTGTACTGTATACCTGTGTTCAAGTTAGTAACATAATGTTGTGTTGAGTCTGGATCTGAAGCATCAAAGGCTATGTTCCATTTGCCTGTTGCACTGTTGTATTCTATGATATCACCAACAGTTGCTACAAGTGTACCCCAAGTTGCACTTTGCATGGTTGCTGTTGAATCTCCCACATCATTAATAACCAAATATCTATCACCGTTAGCAGGTGTACCTGGACTAAATGTTGCAGGATTAATAATTTTCTTGACTGCTGTTAGTGTGTTGCTTGGTATTGTGTCCGAATCTGGATTGTATAATAATATTGTATCGTCTAGTGTGGTTGTTGCAATGGTTCCTATGATTTCGTTACCGTTGGGCTGTGTTAATCTAATTTCCGACGTGCCACTTACAACTTTTCCATACTGTTCTAACAGTGTTTTCCAGTTGACTGCTGGTCCAAATGTTTCAAATGGATCAAAGTTGTTTGGCTCATTTGCTCCTGATTGGAATCCAGGGCCACCTGACTTAACATTAACACCTGTGCTACCTAATAATCTTAATTGATTTCCTGTTACTAACAATCCAAAATTGTTTGGTGTTATAAAACTTCTCGATGTTAGTTCTCCATCTATTAATCCTTTTGCTATACCACCGTCATCGTCGTATATGCTCATTATAATTTTTTGTACAACACCTAATTTTTTAACCTTAACTGGAGGCGATAACCAAATAGGCATTGAGAACGTTAGTGTTGCAACATCTATTTCTGAGTCAGCACCCACTGGTATTGTTCTAGAACTGAAAGTTACCCCTTGTAGTTCGACATAACTTAAACTGGTCCAGTCAATATAGTTGTCTGATTTTTGTATTTCAAAATCTGGATTAAACAGATATAATATCTGTTCCATTATTTGTAATTTTTGATCTGTGTTAGAACTCCAAATATCTGCCGATACTTCCAACCTAAAAGGAGACGGCATAACTTTTTCAACAGTATATCCAGCACCTAATCTATCACTGTAACTTCCGTCTGCTAATACATCACGTTCTTTCAAATGTTGTTTTTCAATATGATAAGGATTTTGCATTCTTTCTCTATCATAATTTAATTCTCTAACATAACAGGCAATTCTTGGTGCATACTGTAAAGCATTCTCAGAGTTATTTCTAATAATGTTTGCAACTTGTCTAGTTGGATCTCCATACACAACAGGCACTGCTCTTAAATTTATTTCGTTATCTTTACCTCTGCCTGTCTCCACAGAAAAGTTACTCAAAATTCTAATGAATTGAGTTAAAAATTTTCTAACCTGTCCTTCGTAAAAGTGTAACATTCTTAATTGTCAGCCTTTGGTTTTAATGCATTAGTTAAAGACTGTCTTTGTTTTGTTGTTAATCCGTTTATTGTTGATTCTGTTGCATTGTTAACAAAATTAGTTTTAAAGTTGCCTCTAGAATCATTGTTTGTTGTAGTTATTCTAACACTGTCCTCAATTTTAATCCATCTGGCACCATCATAACGGAACAATCTGTTTGGCAAGTAATCTGTTCTCAAGAAGTAGTCGCCTTTGTCCACATTCGAAGTAGGAAAATTTATACCAAATCCTGCAGGTGCTCCGTTTGGTGCAACACCATCTCCGTCTAAATAAAATCCATAGTGTGAACTTGCCGGTGTGTCTATTACTGCGTTAACGTTTCTTGACGAACTTGCTCTACTTTGTGCAGAGTTTACATTGTCAGTTCTAATATTTCCTCTTTCGTCTATGGGTGCAACATAGTATTGCTTGTAGTTAAATCCTGCCTTGGGTGCATCTGATTCTGCTTGAGCAACTATTTGCTCGTTAATTGTTTTTTCTCTGTTGTAAGTTGACATATAACTTGCAAGTGATCCAGTTGTTGTCGCATCACCTAGTATGTCTTTGTATTCTTGTGAATCAACTAGTGATTTCATTTTTAATCTTAACAAGTGTGGCCACCATGTTTGTGAAAATCCTTCTGCGGCTCTATTAACATCTTCCACAACATAGTATCTTTTAAGTGCAATAGGTATACTTTCATCCAATGAATAATCTTCTTTCATGTGTGGTAATTCTATTACATCACCACTCATTGGTTTTCTTCCTATTCTCTCAACTATGTCATTTAGATGTACAGTTAAAAAAAGTGTGTCATTGGACAAAAACATTCCAAATTGTGATAGATTAAAATCTTGATCCTGCACATTGTATATGCCTCTAACAACATACACATCATCTGCATATTTTCTATCTCTATTTTCTAAGAATAGTAAATCTTGTATGGTTCTTTCATTAAGACTATCACCTGAATATTGCGGATTTGTTGGAGATGCCGCTCCGTCTTTGTTCTCGTCACCTTGATCGTATGGTCCTAGGTATTTGTGAAAATGAAGGTCAGTTCCTCCAACAGTAAACATCTCTTTGATGTTCTTATCGAAGAACTTATAGTCGTTGCCTTTTTCAGGCTTGAAAATGGATAATCTTGGCATATCATACATATTTATTGCACAGGCAACGGCAATAAATATGTGTATGTCAGAACTACAAACAGGTCAACAAGAAATATACGATTACGTTAAAAACAGCCTAGGTGATGGTATGATTGACGTTGAATTAGACCCCAAACACTATGAAACTGCTCTAACTAGAGCACTTAATAAATTTAGACAGAGATCATCAAATGCTGTGGAAGAATCCTATGCATTTCTTGAACTAAAGAAAAATCAAAATTCTTATATTCTACCAGATGAGATTATAAATGTGAGAAACCTAAACAGAAGGACTGTTGGATCACGAACTGAAGGCGGAGAAGGCGGAACACTGTTTGAACCGTTCAACTTGGCATACACAAACACGTATCTTTTAAGAGCAGGTGCAACTGGCGGACTGGCAACTTACTATGCTTTTGCATCTTATCAAGAAATGATAGGAAAAATGTTTGGAAGTTTTATACAGTTTCATTTTGATGTAGCAACTAAAAAGTTAACAATAACTCAAAAACCTAGAGCAGATAATGAAACAGTTCTTATGCACACTGACAATTATAGACCAGACATAACACTGTTCAAAGACATATATGCAAAACCATGGATTAGAGATTACACACTTGCTGTATCTAAACTTATGCTAGGTGAAGCAAGAGGAAAGTTTAATACTATTGCTGGTCCACAAGGTGGAACAACACTCAACGGTGATGCTCTAAAACAAGAAGGCCAAGCAGAAATTGACAGACTTGAAGGCGACATAGGTAACTTCCAAGAAGGTGGCACTCCACACAGTTTTGTTATTGGTTAATACCAACCTAAATCGTTTTAAATAAGTGCGTCATGATAGATTCCAAATATAAAAAACTTACCAAATGCACAATAGATGAATTAGCCGATATGGTAGATGATCTAGAAAACATTTCTATTCATTGCCTAAAAGAAAAGAAACTGAGTATGCGTAGACTGGTATTGACACAGATTCATGATGTCAAAAAAGAGATTGAAAAACGTTTAAAAAAATAGTATAATAAACCTATGTTAATAGGTGTAGTAGGTTTAATAGGTTCTGGTAAAGGCACAGTCGCGGATAGACTAGAGCAGAAACACAACTTCCGTAAAGACTCATTTGCAAAAAGTTTAAAAGATGCTGTAAGTTCCATGTTTAATTGGGACAGAGAAATGCTGGAAGGCAAAACTGAATCAAGCAGACACTGGAGAGAAACTCCTGATAAGTTTTGGAGTGAACGATTTGGCAAAGAAGTAACCCCTCGTTGGGTATTACAATACTTTGGCACAGAAGTCATGCGTCAAAACATGCATGACGCTATATGGATCGACAGTTGCTTGATGAGATACAACGGTAAGCCAACTGTGATTGCTGATACTAGATTTCAAAATGAGCTTAAAATGATACGTAAATCCGGCGGAAAATTAATATTAGTCAAAAGAGGTGAATTACCCACACGAGAAGAAATGCAACAAAAAGGTGCACATCAATCAGAATGGGATTGGATGGGTTGGGACTTTGATTTTACTATTGACAATGATGGTACAAAAGAAGAATTATATGCAAAAATTGACGACCTAGTCATCGGCAACAAGATCACCCAAACGCCAGCCGAGACGCTTGACCCCTTGCAACCTTTGGCAATTGGCGCAAACAGTTTTTAAATTAGTAACAACAGTATTCCTCAAATTTCCGTCCACAAAGAACACATCTAATTGACTTTGATTCTGTGCTTTGAACCCGCACAATTCACACTTGTTTTTCTTCTTATATCCTGAACGTTGCAGTGCTGTGATTCCGCCTACTTTCTTATTACGCTTCTTTCT